CACCAGAAAGTCTTTCTTGTACTTGTTCTAAATCTTTTTCTAAAAGTGTGCCTTTAGTTTCTAAATTATTTAATCGTTCTACAACTCCAAAATAAGACCAAACACCTAAACCAACTGCTGCCACAATCGACAGTAGATTACGCATAGGCATAGAAATTGCTGTGTTATCTGAAATTTTCATTTTCTTACAATATGTTTTCTTAGTGCTCTAACTAATCTTTCAATATTGTCAATAATATCAATCAGAGTTTTATCTTTAATAAACTGTTGATCACGTTTTAATTCGTCATACTCTTTTAAAGGGATAGTTACAGTTCTTCTAGAAGAAACTTCATCTTCATAACTGGCATCAACTGCCACCTGTTTATCCTCACAATCACTTGTCATTGACAGCTTTCGCATTCTCCAGTGTCATCAATCACTAGACCACCTTCGTTTTCGTAATTTTTATCTTCTGTTTTACATTCACATTTTTTACAGGCGCACAGCCCATATACATCTGAATGTAGTTCTTTTTTACAGTGGCAGTCGTGATGACATTTTTCGCAATTACTCATGATGAATTCCGGCCGATGCACGGCAAGTTGCACAAGATTTTTTATACCTTGAGTGTGTGTGACATTTAATCGGTTCTAATACTAAAGGTTTTTCTTTTTTACCTTCTGGTAATCCACTTTTTAACCATTCTAAAAATTTTCTAAATGGCCACAAAACAATACCCATAATTTTTTTTATCATAGGACCCCCGTTTATAATTATTTAGTAGCTAGTTCGTAAAGTATGATAATAGCAATAACTATACCAATAGTAACTTTTTTATTGGCTATAGCTAAAGTCCATAATCTTTTAGCTTCTTGTTTTATTTTTTCCATATTTTTCTCCTAGTTAGTCGTAAATATCCCCCCAATTAGATCCGAACTCATAGTCTACTTTGTTGGGAACTTCAAGTGTAACAGCATTTTCCATAATCTCAACGATTTTTTGGGCTTCTTTTTCGTTCTCAATAGATAAATCTAATTCATCATGGATCTGTATATGCGGTATTATTCCCTCTTTGTAAAGCTCTAGCATAGATTTTTTTGTCATATCTGCGGCACTTCCTTGAATTAATTTGTTCAATGCCTTGTATGTATAGGCTCTTCTAATCCCTGGTCCATGTTCCCTAAGTGCTTCTTCATGAGGCAATGCCTTATGCATCCCGAATTGATTTGGTTCCCATAAATGGAAGCGACAAAGACGACCCAGTAAGGTTCTTATCTGTCCTCTGTCCTGGGCTCTATTAGAAGCTTTCCCCATTAACTGTTTAACAAACGGCACTTTATTATGATAAGTTGTAAACAAGTCTGCTGCTTTTTCTTTAGTGACTCCTAGTTCTGCCTGAAGTTTTGTTTTACCCATACCATAAAATAATCCTAAGTTAATTGTTTTGGCTTGTGATCTTGGAATTTCTGCCATATCGGCAACGGTTTGATGAAAATCAGAATTAGAATCATTTTGATAAGCATCAACAACATCGTAAACGGAAGGAAGTTTATATAAAGATGCATAGTGAACGACTAATCTTGGTTCTTGTTGAGAATAATCAAAGCATCCCCACTTACATCCATCTTCAGGAAGAAATAAAGATCTTATCTTTGGGCCTAAATCTTTATTCCTTGCAGGAATTTGTTGGAGGTTAGGATTCTGATAAGAAAATCTTCCGGTCACTGTTCCTCCCCCTGCATTTCTAAGTTGGTTTATCTCTGCATGTATTCTTCCTTTATGTTCATATCTTAAAATAGAATCAATAAAAGTTGTGTGAGCTTTATTAATTTCTCTTGCCTTAGCGATCATATTAACAACAGGATGTTTATGTTCTTGTAAAAAATTTTTAGTAAATGATGGTGCTTCAGTTTTTTCTGTACGTGGGTACTCCAATCTTAATACATCAAATACATTAGCTATACTTCTTGCTGCCCAGATCTGTGTATCAATATTAGTTTCTCCTTTTATCTTATGTAATAAATCTTGTTCTGCTTTTTTAAATTCTGTTTTCATTGCATGTGCTTTTTCAATATCTACGCGCACACCCTTAAATCTCATGTCAACCAGGCACGGAAATAAATCAGATTCTAAATCAAATATATCTTCCAAGTCCTGATTAATAATTTCTTTTTTCATTTCTTGCCAAAGACCAAAGGTTACTTCAGCGTCTCTTTCTGCATAAGATCCAACATGCATAGCCGGAAGTTTGTACATTTCTGCTTTAGGATCAATGCCCCATTCAGAAGCTGCTTCTGCTAGTGCTGCTTCATTTTTACCATAACCTAGATAATGCCAAGATAAACTATTGAGATCGTAACGAAATCTGTTCTCGTCAGTTACGGCTGCGGCAATCATAGTACATGCTATATCGCCGTTTATTTTAAAGCCCATAGCCCTTAACCAACAGACATCGTAAATAGCATTGTGAAAAATTTTTGTAGATGGTGCTTCTAATACATCTTTTAACCAGGCCAGGACACGTTGTTTATCCATGTTACCACCACCTTCGTGAGCAATTGGAAAATATCCTTTGTAATGTTTTGTTGCAACTGCAATACCAATTACTTCTCCATTACCAATAACAGAACCTGATCCTTTTTTAATTAAATCAGGATCTCTTGTTTCTAAATCTATTGCAATCTCTTCTACCTGACGTAAGTCTGGAAACTCTGTAGGTTTAACCCATTCAGTCTGTGCTTCAAACTTAGGAATTTTCATTGGACCCCTTTCTTGATTTAAAGACCTGACTTTTTTGTGTCTCATCTCCATAATCTCTTTCAATAATCATATCAATATAATGTTTGGCTTTTTCTAAATCTTGTGCTTCTCCTTTATGTGCATGTCTGCAAATATATTTAATAGCATTTCCTTCTGCAAATTGCAATTTATTCCTGTTTATAAACTCACTTGGCTGAATCACCATATCTTTATAGTGAGATCCTCCAACTTGTTTATTGTAGACTTTCGATGTCATATCCATTGGCCTCCTTTTTAGCTGTCATGATATATAAATTTTGGCGCGTTCTTGTAACCCCTACATACCAAACTCTGTTTTCTTCATCTGCTTTTTCCCAATTTTTTTCTACTGCTTCTCTAATTGTTTTTGTATTATCTAAAATAAGTAAAACATTTGTTGCTTCACCACCCTTTGCAGAATGTATTGTGGATAATTGAACTCTTGCAGTTTTGTTTAATTCTTCTTTATGTCTCAATAATTCTCTAATATATAAACATTCTTCAGGATTAATCGTGAATACATCATACCATCGCTGAGTATGACTAAAACCAAATTCTTTTAAATCATACAGTCTTTCTTCTTTTAAATTATTGGTATAAGGAACACAGTCTAATACGTCCTTTATTTCACTTAAGGAAAGTTGATCATTTTTATTCTGCCATCTTGTGTAGTTTAAAACACTTTTAAACAACGTCGCCCTGAAACTTTTACGACCTTTATATTGAAAATAAACCCCGAGATCCTTAAGAATGGGTTTAAGTTTTTCGAGTCTGTCGTTAGTTCTAGCTAGTATTAACCAATCACCTTTTTCTAAAGGAGCATCTTCTATTGAACTAATATAATTAACAACTCCTTCTTCGTCTCTTGCTTTCCAAATCTTTTTTATTCTTCGTTCATCTGGAATCCTATCTAAAATTTTATCAGCTATATTCTGTACTTCTTTTGGAACCCGATAAGATTGTGGCAAGATAATGTCTTTTTTAGATGTAATATCTTGAAATTTTTTAACGTCCGCACCAGCCCAGCCATAAATTGCTTGATCGTCGTCTCCTGCTAGTATAACATATTTGGAGTTTTTACGTAAAATTTCCACCATTTCCCATTGTATTGGAGATAAATCTTGTGCCTCATCAATAAACACCAGGTCATATTTTGGACACAATTTCGCCACATTAAATTTTTCAATCATGTCGGTAAAATCATACAGCTTAAAAGATTCTTTATAGTTAGTTAATTCTTTGTTTAAAATATGTAATAAATTTTTTTCAAGTTCGTACGAATACATGCCGGTGTTATATTCATCTTCTATAGATATGCCCTTGATTCTAGCTGTATTTATTAGGTTAAAATATTCACTATTGGAATCCACAAACCCTGTTGTTTCTTGGCCGTCAGAATAAATTGTTACTTCAATACCAACCTGTCTCCCTATATCTTCATAATGTTCATCTTGCATTACTTGACTTTTTTTCATACCTAATCTCCAGAAAGCCAGTGAGTGGAGAGTGCGGAAATGTTTTAAATCTTTTTTCTGTAAATGTTTAAAAGTATCCAGCATTCTATTAACAGCTTCTGTAGCTGCTTTTGTTGTAAATGCAAAATAACCTATCTTATCTAAAGGAGTTCCAAGTTTATAAAAAGTTTTTGCGTAGTTAATGAGCTTGGTTGTTTTCCCTGTTCCCGGAGGCCCGTATATTTTTCTACTGATCATAATCCTAAATTTAAATATATCCAAAGTGCTGTGAATAAAACCACGGTTATTAAATCCATTTTAGCTGCCATCCCATTCCTCACTGTTTTGTGTTGCATAAAAAAATTCACATTTTTTCCCGTTAAGTCTTCCCCCCTTTACCCACCAATCTTCGTGGACTGAGTAATGTTTTGGAGAAAAACGTTTACTTTCGTCATCTAAATTTTCTTCTTCATAGCAAAAAAAAGGTTTTACTTGTTTACACTTGGTACAATAAAATAAATTTTTCTTTTTCCACCAATTAACGGAATCGGTTTTACAGTCCAGGCAATATTGATCTTTGTTTGGATGTGTTTTACCTTTTAAATAATATTCAGATGTGGGTGTATTCCATTGTAATTGTGTGCCTGCTTCATTCCACATCTCATCGATAGATTTCAAATGAGTATCTGCATTATTAATACCGTTGTCTCTAATTAGATAAGTTTTACCCCCATCTCCTGTTATACGACAATGCCAGCCGCCTAGAGTGTCCATAAAACCGATTTGTTTTTCATCATCTCCAATAGAAAACACACAGTCAGCACTACTATAGTCCTGTAAAACAACTGGCTCCTTACCTTCTTCCCAAAATGAGTCACGGACATATAGAAGACCCATTCGATCTTGGCCATCTAATTGTAAATTGGTTCCTAAAATCAATAACTCATATGGTAAATCTTTAATTCCAGAGTTCTCTATTCTTATTCTATCAGGATGTTTTTCCCAGTCTTCTACTGTATCAATAGGTTTAACATCTACTAGAATTTTTTTATCTTTTCCTATAATTAAAAAATCAGGTATCCAATTGTTTAAACCTTCTATGTCGGGCTCATATATTATATTCCACCCCAATCTTTTCATAAATAAATACCATCGCGCTTCTAGTTTACTTCTAAATTGTATGCCGTCTATTTTTATTGGTATTGCTTTCATCACATTATCTCCGTTTGATGTTTTATTTTATCGTGATATATAGGGATTTCTTCAAAGGACTTTATGTTTATCTGTACTATGTTTTTAGTGGAAGAATTATATTTTCCCTTGTCTTTAACAGGAAACCTTTTTTGATCTAGAAACTGTATTTCACATTCCCGGTAAGTTGTTACCATTATACGTCCTGTTTTTTCTTCTTTATATTTCCAATCTTTAG